GCAATTTGAATTCTGACGGTGTTTGCCTTGGATCTGGAATTATTTGTCTAACTTTTTTAATTTTAAAAGAATCAATTAATCTTAATTCCTGAATTCCTTTATCAGTATTTTTTGGATCTATCATTACATGATAAAAAATCCTACCTTCAATATACCATCTCTTAAAAATATCATATGCCTGATTATTAAAATCAAGTAATTTTAAGATAAGTTCAAATTCATCTGCAATTTTATCTTGGAGATTTTTTGATAAACCGGTGTGTGTTAGATCTAGGTCAACAGGATTTCGTGCTTGATTAGTAATTATGGCTTCTTGAATAATATTTTCAACTGCCATATCACATTCGGGATGTTCGCCCATATCCCTATATTTCATAATTAAGTCAGCATCAGTTTTTGCAACTGCTTCTAAATCAAGATAAGAAGCGAAAGCACCACCTGCCGAAGTGGCTTCAATAGCGCCTTCTTGATTTTCGGGGAAACTAAGAGCAGGTAAGTCTTGTTTCTTTTCTCTCTCTATATTAAATCCAAAAAGTTTCATAATATATTTCTATTTAAATGTTCTGAATGCAAATTACTTGATATTTGCTTGTTCATGGGTATAGTAATCATACTGCCAATCTACCGTGAATTCTTGAATTGTATTCCCTGAATCCCAACTAAGATCAATAGCTGATATATTTGATGGCCACGCTCCTATGATTTTCCACTCTTGATCTTTTTCGCCATCTTTTTTAAACATTTTTAATGTCATTTGAGTCGTATATTTGGTTCTCGAACTAAAAATGTCCTTTTTGGCCACATTAGATTTATGACCATTAAGTAGTACCATCCATTTTTCAAGTGCGGCCTTCAGAGTATGCCCTTCATCATTGACAACTGTGGTAGACAAAGCAGGAAATTCTCTGCTTTCTCCGGCAACTTTTATATTGCGGCCAAAATAAGGCACTTCAATTGGGGTTAGCATAGAAGGAGGAATCTGAGCTCCCTTACACAAATATTTCCAATCTGAAGTTGCACCACCACCGGGAACTGTTCCCAAGGTCATTTCCATGAGATTAGTTCTGGCTCCACCACCAATTAATTTGCTTGTGAATGTACTTATTCTAAAATCTGCCATGTTTAAAAATCCTTATGCGCCGGTAGTTACTCCGGTATGTTCCCAATAATCATAAGCCCAAGTAACTGTGTATTCCATTATTGCATCATTTGGGTCCCAATTGACATCAACTTGATCCAAGGAAGTAGGAAAACAATTTTCAAACTTATATATTTGATCGTCCCCACCAGTTTTACTATATGTTTTCACACTCATATCCGCAATATAACCTGTAAGTTTATTTAACATTGTAGAATCACGAACGTTGCCCTGATGAGAATTTAATTTATTCATCCAGCTTTCTATTTGGTTTCTGATTGGATAACCTTCATCATTTATAATGGTTGTGGTTAAGTCCTCAAAAGTTCTATTTCCTGGAATTTTTACTGCTCGACCAAAATAATTTACGGTTGTAATGCCTAAAGCATTTGCCGGAATTTGCACACCCTTACACATAAAGGTCATGCCTGGACTTACTCCAGTTGTTGATGTATCTCCTTTAAGAGTAATTGCTACATCGAAAAGGGTAGCTCTGGCGCCCCCTTTAGTTAGTTTTGATATAAAACTATTTTGTCCATCTACTACAAATGCCATTTAAACCCCTAATATTATTGTATAATTATCTTTATTTATACAGCATTCACAACTTCTTCAAAATCTACACCACTTCGTACTGCAACAAAATTGAGCAAGATGAAGTTAATGGATTTCGTAGGTTTAATGAATATGCTACCAATAAACTCGTTTCGATCTATAACTTCTTGTGTATTATTTGATTCGTCACAAATTACAGAAAAGTCTGTGATACCACCTCTTCCTTGAATATCTCTGAGAAATGGTTCTACTGACGAAACAAAAGATGCTCGTGTGAAATCATCGTTGAACTCAAACATTGAGAACTGTGCGAAATTAGCAATGGATTTTTCCAAAGTAATGAACAATCTACGTACATTAATTCTATCAAACGCTGAAGGTTTGGCCAATAATGTTTTATCACCAAATAGTAACGTTCCTTGTCCTGAAAAAGAAACAACTGGATTTACACCATTTTTATAAAGATTGTCTCTTTCTGTTTTATTAGGATTCCATGCAAGCCGTGCTACACTTTTTACTTGACCTCTATTGAAGCCAGCTGGCGAAAAGAAGAAATCTCTTTCTAATGTTGTTCTTACAACAAGGCCAGCTACATCTGGATTTAATGGAATATATCTAAACGTATCATTATACTTGTCATATTGATATTTCCATCCAGAATCTATAACTGCATATGAAGTACTGGGCAAATTATTTCTAAAATCATTAATTGCTGTAACTTCTCCGCCGTCATTATTAACAACATCACTTTGCTCTGGGCTAATAAACACCATGCAATCTTTGCGAGTTTCTGCAATATTACTAATTAAGTAACTTGCAACTACGGAAGAACAAGAACCACCAAGTATTAATGAAATATCTATATCTTCTGAAGATTTAAATTTATCATACCCGGTAATTGTAATAGCATCAGTTAATGTTTGTCCATCAATACCACCTGTCATACTTGCATTAACAGTAATTCTATTTTGTGTAAATGCAGGTTTTGAAGCGGCATTAGCTGACGCTCCCCATGCTGCGGTATTGGGTGCAGTATCTGCGTCTGTTCCGGTGGGATGTTTCATCCACCAAATATATTTAGATTGTCTATTAATAGCTTCTTTATAAAAAAGAGCTTGACCATCTTCTGATTTAGCATCTGAAGCAACGGATAAAGCTGGGAATGTTTCTAATACTGTTCCCTTAACACCTGTCCATTCTCCGTCTTCATCTACTACAACTACATGAACTTCATCTTGTATTACACCTCTTCGAGTTGCAAAATCCGAAGTAAGTGGTGCATAATCAAATACACTTGCAAATTCCCACTCTCGTGAATATGCAATCGAACCGGCTATTGCTGTGGAACTTGGTGATATGGCTGTTTTCAAAGCTGCGCTTGTATTACTTGTAATAGAATCCAATTCATGTGTTTCTCCACCAATTGAAATCTTATCACCTACTGTAAGCTGTATATCAAAATAAGTTCCTGTTCCTGTCATCACTTTTCTTGCGGCATCTGAAACTTGAACTGTTCCCATTGCAGCCGTGGCTGGTTCAGAATAATGTGAACTTTTCATTCTTGTATATACTGGCGTACCAGTAACATCGGTATTACTTGAAGATTGCACAGTCATTGAAGTGTCTGATGCAATAGCAGTTACTAAGAAATAGGTGCCGCCAACATCATGTTTAATTATATCGTTAACTTGTAATTCTGTAGTATACGATGTTGATGTTCCTGATACAGTTCCTTCTGTTCCAGAAAAGGAAGTTGTCATGGTTCCTGTCAATGCTGCTTCTGCAATGTCAGCTCCACATAATCCGACTTTAAGTGAATTACCTAATTCGCCTGCAAATTTTGCTGCGAATTCTCCGTAATTATCAGATGCTCCGGACCCACCAAATTCGGTGTAATATGTATTGTAATAGGTTTCGGAACTTTTAATTAAGACAGTATTTGCCGCATCTGTCGTTGCGTTATATGCTGATGAATTTGCTACTCGAACAACATTTAAATTTTGACCATAGGCTAAAAAATTCGCCGCTGTGAAAAAAGATAGATATGTTGAAGAGTCAGGCTTCTGGAAATTTTCTACGAGTAGATCTTCACTGCTTACATTAACAAGTTGGTCTAAGGGTCCCCAGCGAAAAGCCCCAGCAAAAGCACCTGCAGTTGTTCCAGTCTCAGGCACAATTGTAGTTAAATCAATCTCACGTGTAACTACACCTGGACTTACTGTAAATGCCATCTTCTTCTCCTATAAATCATTAAGTTCATGTATTATTAGTTACTAAGATTATTTATAAACAAACGGGGTTCAGAAAAAAACATTGTGACCTGTATCTTCTAAAATTCTATCAGTTCTTTCTACTTGCCATCTATTTCCTTCATCATCTACAATTTCTTCTTCCTCTAATCCGTCATCTATAATACCAAACGGTAAATAGCTTTCTTCAATTTCTTTCATTTTCTCTGAATACATCTTTTCACGTAAATCAACATTTGTTAATTCTTTATAATATTCTTGGTTAGTTAACCACGCAAAGATGACTAACGTGATTGCTAAATCATCATGATGTCCTTCCTCAGCTTCATATGAATCTTTTTTGGCTGAAAAAGAAGTAAGTTCATATATTACATCATAATCTGTTATAATTAACTTATCTTCTTCAATCAAGTTTTTTAATGTAGCACAACCTAGACGTTTAACTTGCTTAGTAGTTCTTACTCCCCATTGTGAATTCTTACCAAAACCACCACCCAACTGTTGTCCACCTCTACCTTTCCAAGTCATCATCATCATATTTTCATATTCTAAATCTTGGTGTAAGGTAACTGCTACTTGTTCTCCTATATCATTTACTTCAACTAATACATATGCCTCATTATAATGTTTAGCTACCTTATAAATTACGTTAGGATATAATAACGGTGATATAGTATCACATCTATATTTTGCTACAAGTTTATAAGGAACTTCAGTCGAATCTATAACTGTGAATGCAGAATAATCTAATCCTTGTCCTCTGGCTGTATCAACAACTAAAGTATATGAATGTTTTTCTATTGGATTTTCGAATATATCTATAAAATCTTGTGAATGTATTGGTGTCTTAAAAGGCATGGATCTTAATTTAGATCCTGATATAAGTGTTTGTGTACTACCAACAAATTCTGTTTCGAATTCTTGTGAAAATTGTCTTTCACTAGTATTTCGAATGGTCTCTTCTTTCCATTTGGCATCTCTGCCTGGAATTTCAGACCAGTGAACTTCAATAGGTAAATAATTACTTCTTTTTTCTTCTGAATCTACCCACATCTTATAGAATTGATTTAATCCTAAGGGTGTAGATACAATAAAGACTTTAGTAGTTTGTCCAGAAGAAATAGTTGGATATACTGAAGTAAAAAATTCTTCTGCCAATTCCTTTGGAACGTGAGCGAACTCATCTAAGAAAATTATATTAAAAGATGATCCCCGGATTGCAGATGATGATGTAGCTGCAGCTAATATTTTTGAACCATTCTCTAATTCTATATTACCTTTATTCCATGCTAATATGCCTTGTTGTAACCACATAGGCAAATTTTCATAAGATAGTTTTAATCTATCTAATAATTCTCTAGCAAGAGCACCTTTATTAGCCAGAATACATACATGTGTATTTTCATTAAAAAGTATGTAATGTAAAAAGAAAGCAATAATAGTGGTAGATTTGCCTGATTGTCGAGGCATCTTACAAATCACAAATCTATTATCGTGAAATGTTTGTACCATCTTCGTTTGAAAAGGATAGAGATTGAAATCTACTAATCCTTTATCAACATGAATAATTTTTACATATTTTTTAATAAAATAGACTGGATCGTCTTGACATTTTATATATTCTGCTAATTGTTCTTCGGAAAATTCTACCGGAACATTAGCAGATTTTAATTTGGGATTACCAAGATAATGTGTACTAGGCATTTAGCTGTTTAATAATTTTTTCCAATCAGTAGCGCCGTTTGCATCTTTAGGAGCAAGTTTTAAAAACTCTGCACTGGACTCTGATGTATCTGTTCTTTTTCGAGTTACTATTCGTGTTTTTGTAACTTTATTTACTGTTCGGCCGCCAACACTGCTGTATGATTTTCTATGGATAATTTTTTCCTGAACTTTAATATTTTGCATATCCAATATTCCTTATCTTTTATGGCTAGACTTATGATTTGCCATTGCTGCTCTTGCCCGTTTCATTCTAGCGGGCTCATCTCTTTTAACTTTCCTTTTGTGCACTATTGTTTTTCTATTTACTATAGCCTTTTTCATTTCTTTCCACTTTTTTCTTTTAAGCATTCCACCTGCGCCGCTAGCCTTCATAATCGCTGCTGGAATTACCTCTCTTTGTGCTTTCTTTAAAGCGGACTTTTGAATCTTCGCACCAGTTTTTCTTTTTAACTGGGACCTCTTCTTTTTTCTTTTAACTGAAGCTAATTTATTTTTCCGTTTAGCTAATCTACCCAAT